CGACTTGACATCTTCGGTGAGTTCACGTCTGCGCGCGCGCAACTTTTCACTCTTAAAGACGAAGGGAACAACAAGACTTGGATCAAGGTTGCTCATCTCAACGAATTCTGACATAGTGAAAAAACGGTCGCGCAACGTCAGCAGGTCGCAAAACCTTAAACTCTCCATCCCAAGAGGTAGTGATCTCAATACGAGCAGGAGCTGCTCCATTTGGATCATTCTTGAGTGGATTGAAAACCATGAGCACAAAGCAACCGTACCACTGTTGAAGTAAGGTGATCGGGTGCCACGACCAGGGCGCAACGAAAGGGCAAGCAAGAGTCCCAGTTCGTGCTCCCCCAGCGTACATCTCAAGATGTTCAATGGTACTTAACCGCACAAGGTCAACCATATTGCTTCCACTCAAGTCCTAATAAGCAAAACCAGGTATGTAGAATGCATATAGCTTACCGACAGAGAACGGAGAGCTGTCGAGCCGCAAAGAAACATTGCAGGTACCACGAAAGAACAAAAAATTGTTAAAGGGCACACGATGCATGCTTCCAATGAATCCGGCAGGCAAGTTGACTGCAACAAGCGCTGTGCCGGGAGGGTCAACATCAGACCAACTCACATTCATAATATGCTGCTGTGTTGCTGCCATACCAACCATGTCAATTTTACGAAAACCAACATCATCCTTCTGTTGCTTCCGGACAGAACCAGCCTTCTCAGACTTGAAGGTTCCAGCTTCATCAAAGGTAACAAGAGACTGTGGTGTAGCGCCAACAACTGGTCGAAAACCGGTGTCAGTGACGTGTATCCGTCTAGGATCACGAGCACGGCGCTTATTCACATTAATCGTCCCTTCCCAGAGAATAGCGGGAGGGCCAAGGAACCAACCGAACTCAAAACCTTCGGTTGCACGGACGAACCAATCACTATCCGGTTCCTTTCCATCATCAGGAACTGTCATCTCAACAGCAATATAACCGGGATTACTCAAATTAGAAACAGTGTCAGAAAGAGTTCGAGGAACCCAAAGAATGCGAGAAGGAACATCACACGGTAACGTGAAAGTGTTCTGTCCTGCAATATTGACGCTGTTACCTGAGTACCCATGATTGCCGAGAGAATAGAAAGTTGAGTCATCAAGTGTAGAGGGTTGAGTGAACTCACCTGCAATTGTTGGAGTAAAATCGACTCGATTGCGTCGATAATAATTAAACAAGGAGACAAGCGTTGGACATTGTATATTAATGTCAATATCCCCTTTGTAAAACAGGAACAAACGCGACCAGTAGTAAATATGGCCACACTGTCCTTTTCCAACAACACCCCCCCAAAGACCACACGTAGAAAGGTCAAAAGAAGAGCCAGTAAAGTTCCGTGCAAGAGCCCATCGTTGGATGAGATCTGTAATTGGCATGTGTGCGAGGTCCTTAGGAGTGGAAGCAACAACTCCAGGAATCGCTTGTGTTGGGTTAATCTTCTCGGG